TTTCTTTAGATAAGATAGATAGATCTGCTTATGCTGCTCTTCCTAATAAAGGTCAAACTGGACAGCCCTCACAATACTTTGTAGATCGTCAAATTACACCTACAGTTACTTTATATTTAACTCCTGACGCTAATACTTATACTTTTTTAAAATATTATTACATTAGCAGAATTCAAGATGCAGGAGCTTACACTAATCAAGCAAATGTTCCATATAGATTTTTACCATGTATGATATCTGGACTTGCATATTATTTAGGACAAAAGTTTGCACCAGAAAGAGTGCAAGGATTAAAATTAATATATGAAGATGAATTACAAAGAGCTTTAGAAGAAGATTCACAAAGAACAAGTTCTTTTATTTCACCTTATTCTTACTTTGGAGACGGAATTTAATGGCATTCGCAAGAGGTAAAAGATCATTAGCTATATCAGATAGATCAGGACAACAATTTCCATATGTAGAAATGAAAAGAGAATGGAATGGTTCTTTTGTACACTATACTGAATATGAACCTAAACAACCTCAATTAGATCCAAGACATCATAAAGCAGATCCTCAAGGATTAAAAAATGCTAGATCAGATACTGTTCCCGGTGGTGGATGTTTAGTACAATTAGATTTACAATATTGGCCAGGTCAATTTTTATCTAATGGAATGCAACCAGGAATAAGCGGAGATATTATAAATGCAAATAGATCAGCATATACAGGAATTGGAAACGTAACAATTAATATAACATGACATACGCAGAACTAGTACAAAAGATTAGAGATTATACAGAAGTAGGTTCAGAAGTTTTAACTTCTACTATTGTAAATGGTTTTATTAGAGATTCTGAACTTAAAATATTTAGAAACACAGATGCAGATTATTCTAGAGAGTATGCAACTTCATCATTTACAGCTAACAATAAATATTTAACTTTACCTAATACTAATCAATCTTCTGGAACAACGACTACAAGAATTGCTCTAGTAGTTCGTTCTGTGGTTGTTACAAATACTTCCTCAGTTCAAGTAGCATTAGAACCTAGAGATGATACTTTTATTACAGAATATAATTCATCAGGTTTAACAGGATTTCCAAAATATTATGCAACTTTTAGAGAAAATGCTATTGAAGTTGCCCCTACACCAGATTCAACTTATGTTGTAACTTTAGACTATGTTTACACACCAGATGGTTTAAGTTCTACGAATACCGAGACGTATATAAGTATTAATGCCCCAGAATTATTATTATATGCGTGTTTAGTTGAAGCTTTTGCATATCTTAAAGGACCAATGGATATGTACAAATTGTATCAAGAGAAGTATAATGAGGCATTACAAGGATTTGCGTTGGAACAAACAGGTAGAAGACGCAGAGACGAATTTCAGGATGGAACGTTACGAATCAAAGTACCGTCACCATCCCCATAACAACTATAAGGAGTACAATATATGGCAAACACACAAGCAGTATGTAATTCATTTAAAGCAGAACTTTTAGGTGCAGTACATGATTTCGATTCAGGTTCAGGGCAAGTATTTAAACTTGCACTTTTCCAATCAAACGCAAACTTAAGTGCAGGAACAACAGTATTTACATCAACAAATGAAGCATCAACTGGTGGACAATATTCAACAGGTGGTGGAGTATTAGCTGGACAAACAGTATCTTTATCTGCAAGTACAGCGATTATTACATTTTCTGATTTATCATTTACAGGTGTAACACTAACAGCAGAGGGTGCATTAATTTATAATACATCAGCTTCTAATAAAGCTGTATGTGTTTTAAGTTTTGGTGGAGATAAAACAGCAACATCTGGAACATTTACAATTTTGTTTCCAGCGTTTACAGCAGCAAATGCAATATTAAGAATAGCTTAAAGGTGGTTTCATGGCGTTCGTTATTAACGATAGAGTCAAAGAAACTACTTCAACCTTAGGCACAGGCACAGTTACATTAAGTGGTGCTGCTTTAGGTTTTCAAAGTTTTTCTTCTGGCATCGGAGCAGGTAACTCAACTTACTATACGATTGCTTTAGGCAATCAGTGGGAAGTAGGTATTGGGACAGTAACGAACGCTACAACCTTTACAAGAAATTCAGTTATCTCTAGTTCAAACACAAGTAGTTTAGTAAATTTTTCATCAGGAATAAAAGATATATTTTGTGCTTTACCTGCAACATATACTCCATCTCCTGTAATGAATGCACAAACATTCGTAAATACACATGCAACAACAATTACTCAAGATCAAACAATACAATCTGGAGTATTAGCAGGACCTGTCAGTATAACAGGAACACAAACAGTAACTGGAACATTAGTAATAATTTAATATGGGCGGAATTATACAAGTTGATACAATTCAGAATAATAATACGTCTACGTTAATTACGCAGACGAATAGTACAACTATTACTATTGGAACAACTGGTCAAACAATTTCTTTAGCTGGTGGAGCTTCTTCAAGTGGCTTTGGTGCTACGTATAATAGTGGATTAAACTGGACTTCAACATTAGTAACTTCAGCATTAACAGTATCTGCAGGAGTTGGTTATTTTGTAAATACATCAACAGCAGCAATTACTTTAACATTACCTTCTACACCTACGTTTGGAAATATAGTAGGTATTAATGATTATTCAGGATATGCTTCAACAAACAATATTACAATTAATCCTAATGGAAATAAATTAGAAGGTGGAACTGCAAATAAATTAATTACGACAAATAAAGAATCAGTAATTTTAAATTATGTAGATTCAACACGTGGATGGTTACCAACATCTGGAGTAAATAATGGATCCGATGCTTTATCACCAGCACCTTATTCAATAGATTTTTTAGTAATAGCAGGTGGAGCAGGTGGTGGTGGTTATTATGGTGGAGCAGGTGGAGGTGCTGGTGGATATAGAGAATCAACGCAAGCAGTTTCAATTGGTACTGTAATTACAGTAACAGTAGGAGATGGAAGTGCTGGAGTTTTTAATTCTCCTTCTCAATCTACCAATGGTAGTAATTCTTCAATATCAGGTTCAGGATTATCAACAATAACTTCTGCTGGAGGTGGAGGAGCAGGAGCAGGTAGTTCATCTCCAGCTTTTGGTTTAGCTGGTGGTTCTGGTGGCGGCGGAGGTGGTTGGAATTATAACACAGATATTCCTGGTGGTTCAGGAAACACTCCAAGCACATCTCCTAGTCAAGGAAATAATGGTGGTCAAGGTGCAGCAAACACTCCAGGAAATGAAAGAGGTGGTGGTGGAGGTGGTGGAGCTGGTGGAGTAGGAGGAAATGGTAGTTCTAATGGAGGTTCTAATGGAAATGGTGGTAATGGTGGTGCTGGTACAGCTTCTTCAATAACAGGTTCTTCAGTTACAAGAGCAGGTGGAGGTGGAGGTGGTGTTAATGCAGGAACTGCAGGAACTGCAACTGGCGGAGGTGGAGCTGGTGTTAATAGTGGAACTGGAAATGCTGGGACAGCAAATACTGGAGGAGGTGGTGGTGGAAGTGGATCTACTAGTGCAAATGGTGGTAGTGGAGGAAAAGGTGTTGTTATATTAAGTGTACCAACTGCTAATTATTCATCTACTACAACAGGATCGCCAACAGTTACAACTTCAGGAAGTAATACAATAATGCAATTCAACGGATCAGGGAGTTACACAGCATAATGGCATCATTCGCTAAAATAGGATTAAATGGAAGAGTAATTGAAGTTGTTTCAGTTGTTAACGATGTAATAAAAGATTCTTCTGGTATTGAAAGAGAAGAACTAGGTATTCAATTTTTAAATGAATTATATAGTTGGCCAATTTGGAAACAAACTTCTTATAATACAAATTCAGGTATTCATAGTAATGGTGGAATTCCATTTAGAAAAAATCACGCAGGAATAGGTTATACTTATGATGAAGACAGAGATGCTTTCATTCCTAAAAAACCTTATAATAGTTGGATATTAAATGAACAAACATGTAATTGGGAAGCACCTATACCTATACCAAGTGACGCTTCTTTTGATAAAAGATATTCTTGGAATGAGAGCCTTGTAAACTGGGAGCTAGTTGAATAATGCCTTTACTTAAAGTAAATCAAATTGCATCATATAGTGGTAACACACTTACCATTGGTACAACTGGTGATACAGTTACCTTGGCTGCTGGTTCGTCAGTATCGGGCTTTGGTTTTGATGGAGTTGTTTGGACTTCAAATATTGTAACATCAAATTTAACAGTTTCTGCTAATGTTGGTTACTTTGTAAATACATCTGCAGCGGCTATTACATTAACGCTTCCAGCATCTCCATCAAATGGTGATCAACTTATATTTACAGATTATAATAGAAAGTTTGGAACAAATAATTTAACATTAAATCAAAATTCAGTAAATTTTCAAGGTTTTACTACACCAAATCCAGTTTATTCAACAGATGGTCAAACAATACAATTAGTTTATGCAGATTCTACAAAAGGTTGGATCCCAATCTCTGATGATGATGTAACTTTAGAAACACCACAATCTTATTCAGTAGATTTTTTAGTAATAGCAGGAGGTGGAGGTGGAGGTGGTGATGTTGGTGGTGGTGGTGGTGCAGGAGGTTACAGAAATTCATATTCAACAGAACCCTCAGGCGGTGGTGGAAGTAGTGAGGCAAGTATAACATTTAATTTTGGAACAGTTTATACAATTACAGTTGGAGGAGGTGGAGCTGGTGGCTCAGGTACAGTTCCTCCACAAGATGGAATTAACGGAACTGATAGTTCAATTTCAGGTTCTGGTTTAGCAACAATTACTTCCACTGGGGGTGGAGGAGGTGATGGAGCTAGTGGTGGTGCTAATATAGGTGGTTCTGGTGGTGGTGGTGCTAGAAATACTCAAACAGGTGCTGCAGGAACAGCCAATCAAGGTTTTGCTGGAGGAAATCGTGGTGCTTCTCTTTCAAGTGGAGGAGGTGGTGGTGCTGGGGCTATTGGTAGTAATGGAGGTGGATCAGATACAAGTAGAGGTGGAAGTGGTGGTGCTGGTTTAGCTTCTTCAATAACAGGTTCTTCTGTTAGTAGAGGTGGCGGTGGAGGTGGAGGTGACACTGGAGTTAGTTTAGGTGGCACTGGTGGTACTGGTGGCGGAGGAAATGGTGGAACAGGAAATAGTGGAGGCTCTGGAGTTGTACTACCTACTGCAGGAACAGCCAACACAGGTGGGGGAGGTGGAGGAGGTAGAGGTTATTCTGACTATGGTTCTACAAATGGTGCAGCAGGTGGCAAAGGAGTTGTTATACTTCGTATTCCAACTGTAAGTTATTCAGGAACTACAACAGGATCACCTACAGTTACAACAGATGGTTCTGATAAAGTAATAGTATTTAACGATAGTGGAAGTATAACAGGATAATATATGGCTTATTTTGCAAAATTAGGAACAGGAAATATAGTTGAAAAAATAATATCTATTAACAATTCTGTAATCACAGATGCTAATGGAGTTGAACAAGAAAAACTTGGTGTAGATTTTATTAACAAACTTTATAATACAAGAGATGTTTGGAAACAAACTTCATATAATAGAAATTTTAGAAAAAACTATGCTGGTATAGGTTATCAATATGATCAAACAAGAGATGCTTTCATAGCACCTAAACCTTTTAACTCTTGGATATTAAATGAAGATACTTGTCTTTGGAATGCACCAGTTGCTAAACCTACTGACAATGGTAATTACAAATGGAACGAAACTAATTTAAACTGGGAGATTATTGAATAATGACCAGCACTTTAAGAGTAACCACGATTCAAAATACTAATACTAGTAATATCATTACTCAGACTAATGCTACAACATTAACGATTGGAGCATCAGGGCAAACAATTTCTTTAGCTTCAGGAGCTTCTTCAAGTGGTTTTGGAGCAACATATAATAGTGGATTAAACTGGACTTCAACATTAGTAACTTCAGCATTAACAGTATCTGCAGGAGTTGGTTATTTTGTAAATACATCAACAGCAGCAATTACTTTAACATTACCTT